CAATTAGTCCTCAATCAACTTGCGGAACTCTGCAAGGTCTGGATCTTCGTCCTCGTCATCAACGATAGGAGCAGCTGCCTTCTTAGCAACTGGCTTGCTATCAGTGAATGGAGGTTCATAGTCCTTGTCCTCACGAATCTTAGCAAGGTTCTTCTCTAGCACTTCCTCAGTATAAGACTTCTTAGGTGCAGAAACAGAAACGCTCTCACCATTGACCTCAGCAAGGCGAGCCTTTAGCTGCTCATAGGTCTTAAAGTTCTTAGGATCGATAATATCCTTGAGGGATAGTTCACTCTTCCAAACTGCTTCTAGTTCAGCATCGTCGGCTGACAATGGACCAGGTGCAAGGAAGGTGCTTTCGTCATAGTTTGGGAAACCTGACTGACGGGTCATCTTCAGCTTGAAGTTGGCACCGTTCCATAGATCGAAAGGATTGATAGCCTGCTCTGACTCAAGGTCTGGGTTCATCATCTTTGTAATCTTATCAAAGATTTTCTTACCATACTTGAACAGGAAGACCTTGCCTTCGTTCTGTGGATTCTTAGGATCACTAATAACCTGAATGTTAGAAACGTAGTGCAGACGACGCTTCTGGTCACGAGCCTGCTTGCGCTGCCATGACTGGTCATCAGTAGAAGCGTTCCATAGAGTAGAGTTATACTCAGAAACAGGATCTTTCTGACCTAGGGTTGTTAGTGACTTCTCAATATACCACTTACCAGTTTCCTTGTTCTGGAAACCGTGATCCCAATACTGTACCCAAGGTAGAGCATCGTCGCCATCAACGGCTGGACCTGGAAGGAAACGAATAACTGCTAGAGCATTGCCAGCCTTATCAGGGGTTGGCTTCCAGTAGTTATCGGTTGAATTGTCCTTCTCATATGTGGGGGAGTTTAGCTTGTCCACTTCCTTTAGAAGGTTGTCGAATGACTTGGACTGCTTTTTGAGATTAGAAAAGTTCATCGTATTTTCTCCGTATGTTCGATGTATAAACGTCTTATTCACTTTACCATAACAATATGATGTATTATGACAGGAGCCGAAGCCCCTGTCAATAGTTATTTTGGATTACTCTCTAGGAATCTTCTGTGAGATATCAAGTCCTTTGGTGATATGAACCACTGCACCCTTTTTGATTTCATAGTCATTGTGGTTCATCCACAGACGGTGAATATACTCGGCAGCGGCCTCTGGTGGGTGTGCCTTGATGATGATTTCCATAGCGTCAATCAAATCTTCTCTTGTCATATACCTTTCTCCTTAAAGATAGTTATCTCACAGGAAAATTCATAACAATATCCTGCTTTCTATTTAGTCACCACTCAACCGCAGGATCGTTGAGGTCTTCCCACTCCCACTTACCGATGGAGTCACGATTTGTCTGCTCTATAGCCTGACATTCAAATCTTAACTCTGGCATCGTTTTCTCACCCCATGTGCGACGGGGATTGGCACACATATAGCAGCGAGGATTACCACAATCCATGGCGTGCATCTTGTGTAAGCGATGTTTGTTGTTGTCGTTATAATAACCGTGGTGGTTACTCTTAGCTATATCGAACTGGCGTTCAATATGTCTGTTCTTCTGTTGGAATCGTTTCTGTCGCTTCTCTTTGCTCATTCATGATACCTCTCAGTATATCATTCATCTTCGCTCTATCATACTTTAAGAAGGGTCTATACTTACTTATCTGTTTTGATATCTTCGGCCACAGAACGTCATCGGCATAATGCTTATCAAACTTCTTGGTGAACCCCAACTGATCATCGAGGATCACCATCGTTTCTAAACTGATTGTCCTACGCAGGAAAAGCAGAACAATAGTAGGGTAGGTATCATTATGGACAATGAACGGGTCTCTAAGCCCTTTATCAAAAAGTCTTCCCAACTCATTGGAATAGTGATACGACAAACCCTGTCGTTGTCTCTGATAATTAGTGTATGCAGATTTTGCTGCGTCATCTAGTAACTCCGTTATGTAAATTCTATCTTGCAGAAGGTTGGCGAGATAGAAGTCTCGCAACTCTTCCGCTGTATATTCTTTGGCTATCTTATCAAAGAACCACTTATCGTTTCGCTTTAGATATGACTCCTTGGTAGCACGGAGTTTACCATGCATACGAAAGAAGTCATATCTATTGCTGCTGAAATGTGTTCTCAGTGCTAAGAATAGCTGATATGCTCCATATCCAGTGAAGTGGCTCATTACTTTCTTGGAAGAAGTCCGAAAGCACCCAGCACAGCCTTCTCCTTTATCTGTTGATATCCTGCTGCAATCTGAGTGGAAGTAAGGGCTCTTAGATTAGCATACGGTTCAACATCAGTTTCAAGCACCCAACCTCTTTTGAGAAACTTGTCACGACGCCAATCCTTGGTAACAGTGTTTTCGTTATTGATCTTGAGGATCTTATCAACGATACAGTTAAAAGTCTCACGATTGATATACAGCTTATCCTCAGAAGGATCGTATGATACCTTGCAATGCTTATAATCAAAGTGAGCAAGTAGTTCCTCACGAGTCTGATACTTCGTGAGCATATACTGAACCTTTGTGTGATTGTTGGTAATAACCTCAAGAATGTTTGGATTGCCCATATAGTCGGTATTGTCAGAACGTTCCCATTCATCGCTACCAAGAAAGTCATCAACGCTAGTGGTAACACCAACGCCATTCTGCTGCATCATCTTTGCCTGCAACCGCTTCTGTTCTTGCTGTTCATGATAACCGATAGTAAGATTTGTATATAGATGATGATTGTTTTTCAAAACGTAGACATCAATATCCTTATACTGTTCATCATTGATACAACTGGCAAAGAAGCCACCAGCAATGACAACATCTACGCCGGCAGGCAATCGTAGATTACCAATGCCGTGTAGTGGCTTTAGAAAGTTCTTCTCTCTAATGATATATTTGAGATAGTTTTTGGCAGAGTTGATCTTTTGAGTTTCGTCAGAATTAAACGTTGACATCATATCACCATATTAAAGAGGTAGTTGAGAGGTGTTTGACTTTTTGAGATAGTGAAGGTCTTCGGCTTCTAGCTTGATCTTGGACTTGAGAACACCAGAGACAAGTTTAGCAGCAGTCTCAATCTCAAATCCAGTTTCTTCACAATACATGACCACAGCATCAATGTAAGGAATGTCTTTCATATAGACCAATTCCTCAATTGCCATGGAGAACTTTTGGATATCATCGGGCGTCATACGAACATTCCAAAGATGCCAGAGAGAAGGGAGATTGTAAAGGCCGATGCAATGGTAATCTCAATTGATCCAGTTGCCCAGTATCCTAGAATAGCGCCTAGGAAGATGCCAGCGAAGGCGCAGATATAAACGTTGGTGCTTAGAGCAAAGTTAAACTCACGCATACCAGTGTATTTGTCTTTCTCACTCATAATATAGTCCTATTCAGTTGATGGTCGCAGCGAATGTCACGATTGGGAGTATCATAGCAACAAAGATGAAGGCTGTCAAGTAGATTTGAAGGACTTTGTTCATGGGGTTTCCTCTCATAATTATTTAGCGGAAAAGGGAGGAAAATCGTGTGCGATGGAACACAAAGCGGGCCCGTTCTGTTTCGAGGTGGAGCCCATACCCAAAGGATTACGCTGCTAGAGCGAAAGCCTCATATGCATTGTTGTCGTTTGCATTTACGATTTGCTTTCGGTCTCCTTACGACCTTACTGAATCCTGTCGAACCTGAATCGCCCCCATCATAGACACACAAACCGTTGCCTTCTTTCGAAGATTGCTGACGCATTACGGCTCGTCTAGGGTTTTTGTTTTGCTATGCACGGTGTTACCCATAACACCTTTAACCCACGTGTCTGTGTATCTATGGTGGAGGCGGTGGGAACTGCCCCCACGTCCAAGAAACCTATGTTTCGTCTCTCAACGACCTCGGCAAACCTATTTAGTCTGTTTGTATCTGTTCCTCAAATTCTTCAATCCAAGGAGTTGGTGGTTCTTTATTGGCACGGTCGATTAGTACCGTCCCG